TTAATTAAACGGAAGATATTTAACAGGATACAATTCAGACCAAAGTTTAAACTGTGCTTCTGTTTTAATTTGATGCGGAAGTTCTTTCCCCATAATTTCTTTGTAAGTTCCTACATAGTGGTCATATGCAGCCTTGGCATTCTTACCTGTAAAAGCAAGCGTATTTTGTCCGTCAAACAACATTGTTCCTGTCCCACCTTTTACCGCAAATGAATAAAGCATCTCTGATTCCTCCTTTGACATTAGATAATTAATTTTATTTTGTTGGACTAAATGATTTTTAAGTCGATAAACATAGAAATAAGGGCAACCACACATTGTCCAGCGTTGGTCATGATTAGAGATAATAACACCACCATTAGGACCATTACCTCCGCCTGACCAACCCGTACACTCAATCCAGTTTTGCGCATCAAGTGCGATTCCGGTATGACCGAAACTTCCTGCCGAAGCGCCCTTTCTTGCCCCAGATGATCACATCATACTCTTGCATCTGCCATTCTTGGTTTTCTGCAATTAACTCAAAGCCATTACTTCAAAAGCCAGCCTATGCAAAGTTTCTGTGCTAGGAATATAGCCAAGCGAAGGAAGACCTGCCAGCCTTAAAGCATAATAAACAGCCCCAGAACAATCACAAGTTCCATCTGAAAAGTTTCGGCTATAATTCATAGAGTAAGTAGCCTGTCCGATTTGAGCTTTTAAGGCTGAGATTCCATTTTCTAAATTAAATGTCATCCTTCGTCCTCTTTGTTATAACTTGCTGAACTAATATGCATGATAGAACCTAAGAATACTGCTATTGCATTCAAAGTTGCTACAATTGCATCTGTATTTCCCCAACCATAAATATGACCGAGAGCTGCGATAAAAACACTAGTCGCAGGTAATACTGTTACAACAATCCATTTTATAGCATCATAAGTTTTATTACTAAATTTCATTTCTAATTTTTTCCTTTCGTTGTTAGAGTAGTCAATAGACTCCCAATTAATGTAACAATGGCGACATAACAACCGTTATGTTCCATAAAAGCATTGGCTTTTTCGCCAAGGAGTTGTGAGAGAAAATCTAAAGCCAAAAAAGAAAATAATGCTAGTAAAGCAGTTTTTGCCAAAAGCGCTGCTGGTGTTCGTCGCTCCAAGAAAAGTTGGAAGGCTGATTTATCCATGGCGTTCAGTCGTTCTTCCAGCACTTTGAGTTTGATTTTCGCTTCAGAGTCGTTTTCACGATGTTCTTGTAAGAAGTCATAGATTTGACTAAGCAACTGAGTATTTTTTTGTTGGTCCTCGATTAAAGCATCAATACGCCCGAGTGCTTTCGAGAACTCTTCTCGTGTCGCATACTTTTGTCCCACAACATGAAGCACTTCTGTGCTAAGTTCTTTTTTCATGACATAACGAATATCTAATTCTCTCATCAATTCATTAAGTTCTTGTTTATTCATTTTTTCTCCTTTTATCCTGTTCTTCGCCACATATATAACGCAATGTAAGGAGGCATATTATTGTGCGCCTTCCCTCCACCTGCAGAACCCGTGTAAGTCGGTTTTCCACTATTATTAATAATGACACGGTCTTTAAATGCTGCAGCTTGGGTTAACCCATAACCCTTAGCTTCTGAACTCGCATTTTTAATCCCAACACTTTCTTGAACGCCGTGTTTAGGCATTTCATCAGTGGTTAACGTATGATTTTTCTCACCGCCTGTTTTACCTGCACTTGAAATAGAAGTGTCAGCCTCATCTACACCAACAATGAAGCGCCCTTTTATTCTCGTCCAAACCCCTATGCCAAATAAATCAGCTGGATTCTTATTCTCATAAGAAGTATAAACAGAACCAATCGGCCAAATCATATCTAAGATGTCATTTCCATTAATAAGCAGCGTGGGTTTAACCATATAGCCACTTGTTAAGGCAATCGAATTGCTTCCATCACTAATAAATAATCCACCTTCCACATCTAGTGAAATCAATTTTTCACCTCGAGAAATTCCTGTCTCTAGGTCTGACATATTGGCGTCTATTTTGTACCCTTTATCATTAAGAACAGATGTTCCTTGATAATGAATCGGTTTACCCGTTGTTGTGGCGAAATCAATCTTATTTGTAACACTGCCAGTTTCTAAATCTCCCATTTTTCCTGTGAGACTTTCCAAAGATTCTGCTTGGATATTATGTGCAGTAATAATATTAAGTTCCCAATTTTTGCCATTCCAGTAATACTCCGTGTTAGGTTGAATATTTGTTCCATCGGAGGCATCAATGGCAGTCAATCCAGAGTATTTCCAAGTGAGTCCTTTAAATTTTGTGGTTGGCTCTGTGTCAGAAACAATTTTGCCTGGCTTTCCATCGGCACCCGTTTTTCCTGAGTCGCCATAAACGGCTTTTTTCTCTACTGTGTCTTGGGTAAAAGGCGCTTGATTAAAGGTTAAGCGAGTCATTGACCAGAGGTATTTATAAGTCGCCGTCATTTTTGGTTCGACAATTTGCCAGCGCTTATCTTCCCATGGCTCAGTAGGTTTAGTATCTGTGAGAGTAACTTGATATTTTTGCTCAATACTAACTACTGAACGACCATCTTTACCTGCTTTTCCATCGGTTCCATCTTTAACATTCGTAAGCGTTACTGAGGCACTCCCTATCACTTTGCCATTAAGTATGGCTTGATAAGCGTAAACTACTTTATCTGAAAAGCCACTCGCTTCAACTGTAATTTCTTGCGCATTAGCGACACTCTCTCCATCTTTCGTCCATTCATAAGTATCCGCAATGGTTTCAGTTGAAGCCGAACCTTGATAGACATGCGCACTTAAAGTCGTTGAACCTTTACCATTCTTAAATTGAACACCATTGCTTGTTTCTATCTCGGCATGATAAGGCGCATTTTCTTTAGCAATTTCTTCAACCCTGCTCATTAAATCGGCAGAGATTTCGCTTTTTAACTTCACAAAATTTGAGAAAGTAATTTTATTATTAAGTGGATTAGTAAAGCTGATTTCTTGTTCTGTCACTCGTGCTGAGAGGATTAAACCACCTTCTGTCTGGTCAAATGTTTTATCCTGAATAGTAACTCTATCACCAATGTCAAGTTTTCTATCGTTTCCTAAAGCATTCGTAACCGCATTAACCGCCACCGTCACTTCGTAAGTCATTTGTGGGTAAGCATAGAGTTTAAATTGACTGACCGCATAATCCCAAAGACTATTTGCAGAGGTAGCTTCCGTACTTAAATCTTTACGAGTGTATCTGTCTGAACTTGAAGATTTAAGCTGTGAAGGAAACATATCCCTAGAAAGTGGCGCATAAGCGGTATTTTCGCCCGCATTCTTATAAAACTCAAGCTGTCCCTCATCGTTATAATGTTTTCCCTCTACTGCCAACCAATTATATTTGTTATTAGAATCAGTTACCGTTGCGGCATTAAAAAAGGTAGCTGTTAAATCCCCCGTTGAAGTAATTCCATCAATATTTTTACCATAGTACAAAATGACATCTTTTCTTTTTTGCCCTACTCCATCTTTTTTATAAAGATCAAGTGTGAGATTTTGAAATGTTCCATCATTCTTTAATTTTGTTTTAAACAAAAACTCTGCATTAAAACTATTACAAATAGAAAGGATGCGAGCCAATTTAGTTTCTGTACTATCAAAGTTAAGAACAGGATTATTTTTATCCTCATCTACTTCTGAAAATGGATTATTTCCAATTTCTAAAACATTATCTGTAATCTTAGCGGCATTTTTCAAGTACCAAACAATACTATGTCGTTTTGTATTTTTACAAGCACCTACTTCTTCTTTGATCAATTCAAAATTTAAATTTTCACATTGAACTTGTATAGAAAAATGATCTTGTCGAAGATTTACAATTTTAAAAAGATAATCTTCATCATCATAAGTAAAACTAATATAACCTTGCATCGTTAATAAAGCATAATCTGGATGACTTTTATTAACAGAAAAATCAAAGGTTGAAGTTCCCTCCAACAAGTAACGATGCCAATTATCATCAAAATAATGAAGCGCTGCTGGCAAATTATTATTAATTATTCCAATACATTTTAATGTTAAATCATAAATATTTAATTGCATTATAAATACCTCTCTTTCCATGTTATTTCAATAGCTGGAGGTAAAGCACCGTTCCCAAAAACACAACGTAACGTGCTTTTTCCTACTGGGATAGAAAAAGGCTCCGAACCATTAATGACTTCATCAACGGCAATCGTCGCCCCTTCTTTTCGATAAACTTTTCCTGAATCCATATTAACTACAACTTTCTCACCTTTACCATAGTGATGATTATCAGCTGGAATATATTTAGTTGCATCTGTTGTTTGATCAATCGTTTTAGTCACATCATTTTTTTGAAAATTAAACATCCTTAGAGACAAATTAGTGATAAATTGATTTCCAGTATCTCTTCCTTTTAATTGCCCCATATAAACAAAAACTTTTGCGCATTTAATTGTTGTCAATTCAGAAATTGTAATCGGATAATTCCCACCTCGATTTCCAAAAGTAAAATTAAAATCTGGACCTTTTTTTTGAATCGTGAAATACCCTGTTGTTGAATTAAAATAGAGGTTTGGGTTAGGCACTCTGCCATCCCCGTGTCCGCCATTATTCAACTCTTGTCCTTTTGGACCAAAAGTCCTAAAAGTTCGAGGATGATTTCCTCCAATATAAAGTTGGGTTCGAAAAGTATTCCCTCTGGTATCATCTTTATATACTCCCATTCCTACCATTAATTTATTAGATAAATCACAGAATAAAACCTGTAGAATACCAGTTTGCCCCATTTTAGTTGCCTGAGCCCAAATGTTAAAGGTAGAGGTGAAGTTAGCAGTTCCTACATCCCCCACTTTATCTGCTGGAACTTTCCATACTTGCATTGCTCCTCTAGCAGAGTGTACCCTATCTTTCTCTGGTTCTGGACCTCCATCTTGTAATCGCAAACCGTCTTTTTTCCATACTAAATTACCAGCGGTTAAGAGTTGACCATTTTGGGGATTTCCAACATCATTTGCATTTTGGAAATGGTCGTTAAAATTATCTTTCTGACTAATTTTTGAAGGATTAAGCAACCATTGCGATTCCACTTTTTTTGTTTCCGTTGTTTTAGTATCAATTAAAGTTTGTTCTTGACTACCTAGAACTAAGACTCCGTTTTCTCCTCCAATTGTAATTGAAGCATTATCTGATTGATGCGTAAACTTAAAAGTAGGAAAAGCAGGTAAAGTGCCTTGATTATTAATTGTGATATCTATTGATTGGTCATCATTTACTATAATCGCTCCATTTTCCCCACCTGAATTATCTGCATTCAATTTTCGAGTATAAGTTGATACCGCATAACCTGATGGAACTATAAATGTAATTGTTCCTGTCGATTTAAGAGTGGACGGATCTTCTGAAAATGTTGGAAGTTGATCTGGAACGGCATACCATACCTTATCTGGTTCGTCATCAAAAATTAACGGAGCAGGTTCAGAAACATCCAAAATTCTTGCGATTCGTTCCCTTAGAGGGTACATTTTCTTAGGCAAACCTTTTTTTACAAAAGTAACAGTAATTGTTTTAGCTCCAGAATAATTATTGATAAATTCCTGACCATATCTTGATATTCCTGCTGTTCCCAAATTATTTGTCCAAGTAGATCCAAAATTTCGCTCAATAGAAGTAAAACCATGAACGAGTTCTGAAAGATCTACTCCATTAAAAGAAACTGAAAACGTCAATTATTCATTATCCCCCTTCTTCTATTTGCACTATTTTGATATGTCATTTGAGTTTGATGAATCATTGCGGCACCTTCCTTGAAAAAACTATGACCATCAACCATAGGAGCAGGTTGATTTATTAGAGCCATTGTCTGTTCCTTTGTTGCTTTAAGCATCTCAGACAATAAATTAACAGCTCTATCTGAATCATGTTCCATATTTCGGTTCGATTTAATTGTTGTATAACGTGAAGCAATACTTTGGCTTGAAGTTGGAATTTTACTGCTTTCAGGTAATATACTTTGCATATCTTGCTTGGCAGATTGAAGTACTTTCGATATTTTTGCCGCTAAACTATGAGGAGCTTCTTTTGTCCGAGCATTGATTGCTTCAATTATTAATTCATCGGCAGTATCTCGTTTAGGATTAATTGCTACTTCTGGTTCTCCAGGTACCTCACCAAAAATACTTGGAATAGAAGCCCAACCACCATTCGCATAACCATGACCCATACCAATATTGGCAAAAAATCCTGAACCTACTCCATATCTTGACATAATGTATCTTAAAGCAGCTAAAATATTATCGAAACCGTTAAAAATATTATCATGTCCTGGAACCTTATATGCATTGAATGTTGCTGAAATGGTTTGCATCAAACCTTTTGCTAAATCTCCCGTAATGTTATTAATATCTCCAATATTTCCTTGAACGGCTTTTTCATTTCCGCCTGACTCTGTTTGAATTTGTGCAATGATACGATCAATATGTGACTTATCTGTAGGGAATCCAACCATATTAGCTGCTTTAATTACTTGTCCACGCCATCTTTCTGCTCCGCTACCACTTGCCCCTTTTGAGATTTCACCTGTTCCCAATTTACCAGTGATATGCAAATGATCGTAGTGATCATTATCTGGCCAAGTTTCCCACACTCCAGTTGCTGGTTGACCTGACTGACCTGATCTATCTCGCACTTTACCTTGCGTGATGACATAACCCACTTTATCTGCAAAATTATCAAATACCCAGTTAGCAGGTTCAAAATATTTTCCTGAATAATTCATAGAAGCTGGATATGCAATGTCGATTGCTTGATGTTTGCCATGCCAATATCTATCCCCTGGTCTATATCCTGATGTAATACCGCTCATTCCAAATTTAGAGATTGCTTGATTAGCAATATCAACTAAATATTGATAAACGCCATTTCCATTCATTACTCCATCAAATGAACCTGAACTTCCCACTAAAGATTGAATTTTATCAATAAACCAATCTTTTACACCGTTAATGAGATGGGAAACTCCACCTTTTGCAATTGTATAGTAAGGATCAATTAAATCATTACCGAAATTAACAAATTTTTTCACAGCCCCTTTTAATAAGCTCAATGGGTCATCGATAAAATCCATGACATTTTCACCGATATCTTTTGCCTGTTCCCAAAGGGTTGACAATACACCTTTTCCTGTTCCTTCTTTATACTTCGGTATATCAAGAATGTTTAATAAATCTTTAGTCTTAGAACCCTCTAAAACTTCGGAACCTTTCGGAAGATAAGTTAATCGATTACGTCCTTCATAGACCCTAGCTTTCCCATCTGGATGAAGGACTAATTCTTGATAATCAGCTCCAGGTGCATCATTAATGATAGCGAACTGGCCTTCGGAAGTTTTCCCTTTGGTACCTTGAGCGAATTTTTTAGGTTTCCAATCCTTCCACTTAACATCTTTGGGCGCATGTACTTTGTCAAGTACCCAGTTAATTCCGTGTAACACGCCGTTGACACCTTTGGAGATCCAATCAATCATTGTATTTGCAATGTCTTTTACTGAAGATAGTATATAATCAATTCCACCAGATATGGCATTCCCTATGTTTTTAGGAAGATCAGTTGCTGCTTTAACGATGTCACCAAATACAGAGCTAACTGTATTCCAAATCTTACCGAACCAAGTTGAAACACTATCAAAAATACTAGAAACAACTTTTTCAACAGGTTTCAATACCTCACTAATTGGCTCAATAATATTTTTCTTGATTGCTTTCCAAGTATCTCGAACAAAATCACATAGTTTACCAAAAATATCCTTACCAATGTTAAAAATTTTTCCAAAAAATCCTTCGACATCTTTCCAAGCTGTTTTTACAGGAGTTACAATGAATTTCTTTATGTTTTCCCAGATTCCTTTAGCAATCTTGCATATTTTATTCCAAACTTCATGTGTAATATTATAAATATTATCCCAAATACTCTGGACTATTTTTATTAATGACTTAAGGGTTTTAGAAATACCTTCCAAAGCCTTAGAAATGTATGGACTAACCCATTTAAAGAATTTTTTAACTATCTTTTCTATACCTTGAAAAACTAAGCGAATGGTTCCATATATAATCCAAAATGCTGTTCGAAAAATATGAATAATAACTTCAACAATTGGTGAAATAGTTTTCTTAATCGTTTTTCCAAAACTAGATAATGTTTTTGAAATTGAACCGATTACCTTAGATATATTTTTTTGAACACTATTAAAAGTTGAAGTAATATTTTTTCCGAGGCTTGATAATAATTTCTTAACAGGTTCAAATTTTTTTGAAATTATTTTACCGAATGAAGATATTGTTTTATTTGCTGTCTTAACTGCACTGCTAGCTGATTTTCCTAAAGATTGTTCCCAGCCTAATTTTCCAGTAAAAAAATTACCCAGCGTTTTCTTAATAGTTGGCCCATATTTTTTTAACCCTTGCTGGATTTCTCCACCTAGCTTTTTACCTAAAGCCGTACCTCCGAGTGCACCTAAACCAGCACCAATAGCACCACCTACTGCTGTACCTATAACAGGAACTGCCGAACCTATTGTAGCGCCTGCTACTCCTCCCGCTACTGTACCGCCAAGAGAACCTGTTGCAGCTCCAACTTTTTTTCCAGCATTGTTTTTGTTGATGCCAATCAATTCAAATAAGCTAAATAATACATCTAAGCCAGCAATACCACGTCCAGCTGTTTTCAAACCGCCTTTTGCGACTTCACCAACTTTGCCAAGTTTAGTCAAAGATTTCGCAGCTTCTGCCCCTTCTAATACTTCTTCAGCTCCTTTAGTAGCTTTGTTAGTTCCTTTACCGATTTTTAATCCTTTAAAATTAAGTAAGCCACTATCTCCAGTAATCAATTCAACTGCTTTTAGTTCCATTAATGCTTTTTTAGCCTCTTTTACCGCACTAATGAATGCAAATATTTTTTTGGTAGCCCACATTGCTAACACAATTTTTGTAACTCGTTCAATTTCATCTTTGTGTTTAGCTAAATTTGTAAGAATATCATCTATTTGTTGTAGAGGATCTTGAGCTTTCTTACCATTTTCATTTACATCTCCTAAAAAACCTGAGATAAGGTTCAAAATATCTTTGAAAACTGTCCAAGTTGTGTCCGCAACTATACCTAGAATTTTCTTACCATTGTCTATGATATCTACAATATTCTTTTTGTGTGAATCTAAATACGAACAAACTTTATCTACGCTAGTCCATATCCCCCCAAACACTTTGCCGCTTACTTCTCCAAACGATGGCATGTATTTTTCAGTTATATCTAAAATTTTATTTCCAACAGGAATTAATAAAGCTTCTACTTGTCTAATAGTGCTTTTAAAACGCACACCGAATGATTTTTCTGTTTCTTCTGCTGTTTTCTCAGCTGTACCTGAAACATTTTCATAAGCATCATTAACATCTCCAAGGCTTTCGATAACCTTCATCGCATTATCTTCACCAAGTGCAGACCAAATCGTTGATGCAGTCGAAAGTTTTTCTTGTTGATTTTGAGTATTTTTCAAATCAGAAATAACAGATTTAAAAACATCACTTGCTGTAGCCTTTCCTGCTTTAAATTGATTAAATAATTGTTTGGTATCATCCGAAAAACTATTTAAATTTTCTTCAATGCGACCATCGTTTAAGCTAATTGTAAATTCTTTGACAAAATCATTGACTTTATCTAAGTTATACGCACCAGATTTTAAACCATTTTCTAGAATTCCAAACATATTTTTTACATCAAAACCAGCTTGGGACCATATTTGACCATATTCTGCCAAATTATCTCCTAGTTCATCTGTCTTATCTAATCCTCGTTGAGCCCCTTTAATCATATAGTCAAACGCTTCGTCTGCACTTAAGCCAAAATTTGTCATCAACGAGTTGATACCACGCAAGGACTCATTCAAATCCATATCAAATTGATCACGTAAAATAGTTGCATATCTAGAAATTCTAGCCATGTCTCCACTGGGCATTTCTTTTAATTGAGTGTTTAATGTTTTGACAACATCGGTTGCATCCTCAATAGAATCAACATAACCAGAAGTAAATAAACCTCGTGTTACCGCCGCATAGCTTTTTGCTTGTTCTTCGGAAAGTCCAAGTGTGTTCTTAAGTTTTATATGTGCATCTTGTACAGCACCTATTTGCTCGATCCAGCAAGAAAGACTTGAAGTCACTTTTTCGACGCCTTTCGCTGCAAGCATACCAACAAAAGTTCCAGCGATAATTTCTTTTAATTTTGAAAAACTTTGTCCTGATTCTTCAACCTTTTTACCAAGTTTTTCAATATTTTTTTGAGCATTTTGTGTTTCTGCATCAATTTTAGTTTCTTTTTTATTAGGAATTTCGTCTAGCTTTTTTTTAACTTTTTCAGAAGAGTTTTTTACTTCTGTATCTTCTGCTTTAATTTCAACTTCTACTGGTTTCTCAAAAGTTAAGTCAATTACTTTTTTGGTGTTTTTAGCTTTTGTTTCAAGTGTTTTTGCCTCGTTAGTAAAAGAGGCATCCATTTGTTCTCCAGTATTCTTTCCTAGTGCTTTTAAAATTTCATCAATTTTTTTTGCATCATTTAAAAATTCTTCTTTTTTATTTAAAAGAATATCTATATTGATTGTTCCATCCGCAGACATTGAAATGCCTCCTTTCTAACCTTCAGCTTGTGCTTTTAACATAGAGAATATATCGCCCATTTGATTATCTAAATTATCAACACTTTTTTCAGATTCTAAAGCATAGTATTCCTGAGCCTCCAACAAATTTGTTAAGGCTTCACCTTCGTATTCTGCGTGAGAAGCTTGCCTAATCGATAAGATTCTCTTGAAATAAGATTTTTCGCTTAAACCAGCAAGTAGTGCTTTGAATTTGTCATAATGCAACTTTCCTCGTTCTAAATCTAAGTCAATGCCGTAATCAAACAAAAAAGAAGCATAAATAGCTTCTGCATCTTGCGTATATGAAAAATACTTTTCACTAACTGATGTACAATCTTCTTGAATACTTGCAACTGCATTAATTGTTTTTCCGTATGGAGTTTCTTTTATCTGTTGCGAGATTATATCAATCACGTCAACTTTCTCCTCCAAAGATAACGGTGGCGAGAACGACTCTTCTACAAAATTATCAAAAGCAATCTCTATCTTGTCATTAGAAAGTATACTATCATCTTCAAGAAGCTGATACCATAAAAGTACTGTATCAAATGAAAAATCAACGGCTACTTTTTGCCCTCGAATTATTATAGAATCCTCTAATGGTTCAGTTAAACTAAACATAGATTACTTTTTCTTTTTATATTTATTTTTTGCGTTTTGATAATTTTGTTCTTTATATACTTGATTATGTTCATCTATAACTCGGATAATTGTTGCCAATGCCTGAGTACTACCATCGTAAAAGTTGTAAATTCTTTCTCCTTCTCCTTCTTCCACTATCGCATCAAATAACTTCGAACAAATTTGTTTCATTTCTTTAAAAATATTATTAACGTAAGCTTTTTGTACTTCGAGAGTCTTAGTATCCACTTCTTCCAATTTTTCTATATCGGTAGACCGTTTAATCAACTCTGAAACCTCTAAGTGAACATCAGAAATTAATTTTGTAGTTTTGTCATTAAAAATGACTTCTACTTCTTTTCCTGCAATAATGAATTTTTTTCTAGTTTCAATGAGTTTATCGATATTAATTACTGTCATAAATTTTCTCCTTTAACTATCATAAACAAAAAGTGAGGGTTCCCCCTCTCTTTCATTATTTATCAGCTTTTGCTGCTTTGTTAGCTTGGCCACTAGTACCACCAGTAGTTTGAGCTGCTTCATATTTAGGTTTCCCATTCAATGCTAGTGTGAAACTAAAGGTTTGTTTCACATTTGCAGCTCCTCCAAATGGAACGATTGCAGTTAATGTAGCAACAGATGTAACTGTATTCCCTTCTGCATCAGTCCAACGGCAGAGTGTTCGAAGTTTGTCACCAATATCTAAAAATCGTGCTGCAACATAATCTTGCGCTTTATCTCCCATTAAACGGTGACCAGAGAGCGCAAATGTAATATGTTTACCAGTAACTTCTGTATCTGAGAAACCTTCGCCATCATAATAAGGAGTATTATCAGACGTTTCAGAAGAGGCGGGAGTAATTGTACTAATTCCCGCTGCTAAAACTGCCCAATCTGCATTCGCAATATCATCCATGGATGTATTTCCTGCAACATCTATTTCTAATTTGTTCTTAAAGTTCAACAAAAATTCTTGTTTACTCATTTATTTTTCCTCCTGATAGTTGAATAATATTTACTTTAAAGTTGAGAGCATAAACACTGTAACCTCTCGTGTCTTGTTCAGAAACAAAAGGAGTTCCAGTAATTTCAATAGATTGAAACACAAAGCTATTGTCGTTACTCTCTAATTCTTCCAAATCCTCTATAAGATTAGCAACAAGCCAAAGCAATTTATCTGCCATTTCTTGATCTTGAGTTCGTATGCCTACTTCAAAAATAAGCTCTTTATCCTTATTGCCCGCATAATCTTCTGAAATCGTTCGTCCACCAGGTATTGAAAAAAGCTGAAAAGAATCCTCCGATAGAAGATAGCCAATCTTACATTCTTGAGGGAGATTTGGAATAGCATTAATAACATCACACAATCTTTCATTGATGTCCATTAAAATTTTCCTCCTTTCACAAAAGCTTTACACCAACTGTCAATGTGATTAGCTTTTGCTTTCTTATCCCAATGTGATCCAGTACCTGGGGTAGAATAGTTCTTAAATTTAATTTTCTTGCCTTTTTTAGATATTATATAACCTCTGTACTGAGCCTTAGCATAAGGCGTTTTGTAGGTTATACGACTATCAAGAGCAAAAGATTCATCTCGTAGATGCCCTTCTCTTCTTGGGGCATATAAATTCATATCTGCATGAACTTGATTAACCAAGGCGAACTGAGCTTTACCAATGTTTTTCACACTCATTTTTTTTTCGTAATCATTTGAGTTTATTGAAATATGAATTCCCATTTATAATACCTCAAGCTCATATGTATAAACTTCATTTGTAAAAGGATTACGATTATCAATGATTTTTTGGATAGTATATTCTTTACTTTCAAATATAAGTTTTGACCCTACGTGTCTTTTATCTAAATTTGGAAAGGGAGTGGACACTCCAGCAAATAAAAAAGCGATAGCATTTGCTACTACTTCCCTGTTATTATTAGAGCCACTATAAACTGTTTGAGGTTGAAAAATGACATGTTCAATTTGCACTTCTGGCTCAAATTTCTGCTTATTGTATCTATCTGTTTTACCAGTCACTAACTTCACCAAAATAGATTGATTACAGAATTTTTTAGGCATAACTGGAATCATAAACCATCCTCCCCTCTGTACAAAAGACCTGTTCTAAATAAAATTCGATAAGCTTCAATGGGTATCATTGTTTTTCCTATTGTACCTGTGTTAGTATTTTGAAAACTCAAATTCATACGTCCAACACTCACAGTATTTGGACTATTTCTATTCAACTCCGAAAAAGTCGTAGCATCCGCTGAATGTAAATAGTCGACCACCAACGCTACTGCTTTTCGAAAATGTGAAACCCTATATAAATCTGTATCATTTTCAATATCATGTAATTGATAATAGTCCATAGTAATTTGATCAAGATAAATTTCGGCATATTTTTCAAGCTCATCGAATTTATCTTTTGGTACTTTAGAAAAATTCATATCCGTATATTGTTTATAGTCAAGGTATGGCATCCTTAATCACCTACTCTTTTTTAGATGCTTTAATTTCTTTTTCTAATTGCTTAATTCTAGCTTCTAGTTTTTGATTTTGCTCTTGCAATTCAGCATATTGAGCAACGGAATAGTTTTTTCCACCTGTAGCACGTTCAATAATTTTATATTGTCCAGATTTATCATCAAATTCAACAATATCATACCCATCAGCTTTTAAAGCTTCTTTCTCAGAAGCTTCAATTTGTAAAAGTCGATTTTCTTTTTTTGCTAACATTTTCTGTCCTTTCTACGCTTCAGTTACAATTTCTAAAGCATCTGTTTTCGTTTCAAACAATAGAACATCATCGTAAGATTGTTCATAATAGAGGTAATTTCCTGCAGTACTTGCAGAAGGTTTATCCAAACCAACAAAACTATATTTTTGAGGTGCTGCCATACAAGTTGGATGAATCAACATCATTTGAATTTGTTTCGCTCCCTGCGCAACTTGTGCTCCTACAGTGAAATCATAAAGTGTCATAAAGCGGTCATTTGGGATAGCCGTTTCAATAGTTACTTCATCTAGACGGCGTACAATACGATTAATTTCTCCGTTGTTATTTTGTACAGAGAATGTACGTTGCATACCTTTCGCTTCTTTCAGAATATAATTAACTTCTGGAGAAACAAACAACATACGACCACTTGGTACTCCCGCTTTATCCATGGCTAACATCATTTTGTCAAACTGTTTCAAAATGTTATCTTCTGTCAAATCAACTGCTTCAATTCCTTTTCCACCGTCATGCGATTGTTTCAATGCAAAGAGGCTAGAAAACATTTGTTTATCCATTTCAGGAATTTTTTCGTTGTCATTGTAAACTTTGGTGATATTTGCAATTGATGTCACATAATTTGTTTCATCAATATCTGATGGATCAACCAATGTATCCCAATAACGCTCGTTTTTCAATGTATATGTTTCCCATTGATTTTCATAGTTGGCACTTGCAGCAGTAATTGTACGGCGAACACGATCACGACGACCATTTTTGATAAGAAGTTTTGGAAGTTTAATTTCCTTTGCTCCTGACCATTTAATCACGCTATTTCCTGGAGAATTCCAAAGTTTTTGAGAATAAAGTAAACCATTTTCAGAATAACGTTTTTGTAATCCTTGTTGGTAGGCTTCTGCATAATTTAAAGTTGCATTATCTGTCATTTTATATCCTTCTTTCTATTTTTTAATTTGTTTTTGATAAATCAGCAGTGAATGCATTAATCATTTGCTGCGTTACATCTGCGGGAGAATTTCCCCCACTTGCGTTTCCTACAAATGTTGCTTGTTTACCAGATGAATTATTGCCGTCTTTCTCTGTTTCAAACAAATAAGCATCACTTTCACGAAAACTTTCCAGTTGCTCGTTTAATCCTTTTATGCCTTCATCTGTCACTTCTATTTTATCTAAATCAAGTAATGACTTAACTGCTTTTGTATTACGAGCTTTGGCATCTTTTAGTGCTAACTCAATTGCATTATTTTTACGATCTTCTGCACGTTGATTATTTAAAGATTCAATTTGAGTTTTGTAATCTTCAACTTGTTGCTGAAGTTCTTCATTACTTTTATTTGATTTCTTTAGATTATCAACTAGCGCATTTGCGGCATTCAAATCATTTTGGAGATCTTCTTTTTGCTGCTTCAACTTAGCATAACGTTCATCAAGCTTTTCTTCATTTGTAAGATAAAATTTATTTTCTGGCATGCCACTTACAATTTTATTAGCTTGTTCTTCGGTTACGCCTTGTTTTGTCAAAAATTCTTTAAACTCCATTGTTCCTCCTTACGCTTTTTACGTGGTTGCCTCACTTAGTAACTCTGTTCAATATTTATTGCCCCGAACAATAAAGAGGGCAAGATAAATTTTATTTTGAGTATATTTGTTCTCTGCTATAATTACGAACTAAAAATTCATGCTCATCTACAAGTTCGCGAATTTGTTTTTGTTTACTGCGAATCATCTCATTGCAATGCTTTATCATTGATTCGTCTTGCAAATCTTTTGCTGCATTCATTCGTTTCTTTTGGTTTCTAATATCACGTTCTAGGTTTCTTTGACGCTGTTGAACTTCAGCATTCTTCATAACTTCTTTAGGATTATACTGAGGTTGATTATTAGTATTCACTCCAGGTATAAAAGGATATAAAATATGTTTGCAATTTATTCCTTGTGTACCATCTGGCTCACCATATCCATAATCATAAATAGATTTATAATGCTTATCAGCTCTTGAGTCTGACATAGGAACAATATTTACAACCTTACCTTGTATGTGAGCACATGCTTTACGAGCTGCTAAATGGCTGCTCATCAAAGCCGTTACACATTCATAATTTTCCATGCGCTTTAACCTCAAATCATTGAACGTTCTATGACTTGTAGACTGTATAACAGTTTTGCTGTAAGTTTCCAAGCTCCACTCATGCCCTCCTCGGTCAATAAATGAAGATTTTAAGCCATTGTCAACCATCCGATATACGTTATCTCTAACAGCTTGTTCATGAGTTTTTAGGCCTGTTATCACTTCAAGAGTAGATTGTTTTAAAATTGCTTGATATGCCCGCATTACCGCACTTTCTTGAAAATTGGTTGTGATCAAAGTTTGGTTAACATTATTGTTTAAATCCCTAAAAGTTTGTCGAATAAACGAATCAAGTATATCATCTATTTCTTTACTTACTGGTACGGAACGCTGCGTCATTCTTTGTAATTCGTTATCAATTTCATTCACAATCTTCATGCCATTGCTTACAATTAGTTGTTTAAGCTCAAATGCAGTTTTTTTGGACATTTGAGCTAATAGTTCAATAATCTTATCATTTAAAGCTCCCATTTTATTAAGTTGTTCAGCTTGCCATAGTAAAACGTTAGTTTGATTAACTTCATCAAAATGAGAATTTTGCAAAGTATAAATAATTAAGGAAAAAATTTTATCTTCTAAATATGAATAGATATTGACTATTGAATCAGCTTGTTTTTGCATATCATCGGGTGTTAACATTTCCTAATCTCCATTATTTAAAAATGCTTCTTCAGAAGTACCACTCTGCCCTTGCATTTCGACATTTAACTGTTTTACCCAGTCTTTGGCTTCTTCTTCACTTAAACCGTAATTACGCATGATAAACTCTTTTTTGGGCATTAAGCCTGCTACAGCAACTTTTAAATCTTCTTCTAATTGCTTATCCTTATCTACGAAAACGCCATCATCAAAGAAAATATTGACATAGTAGTCATCGCTATTGAGGTTTATCAAAGCTTTACCATTAGGAAAAAGCTCTCTATATCCAGCTAGCTCAAAAATAGAGTGAACAAGCTCATTTATTGCTTTTTCTACCATCGTTAAATAACTTGAGCGAGTTTGATAAGTCATAGAATTATTTGATACTATCTCAGTTGCTGTTTTCACCCCATCATCAGCATATGTAATCGCTCCAGTAGATAAACCAATCTGTACTTCAAATTCCTTGATTAAGTGTTGTAATGCATCTTTATATTGAACAGTCCTAATAGGAACTGTTAAATCAGTAATAGTCTTATTTTCACTTGCATCCCCACGAAGTCCGATGAATGTGTCTTCATCATCATCAAAATATGGCTGACGTTCTGGATCATTCTCATTAATACGAATATACTGTTCAGGTACAAGTACTCGTCGTTTACCTAATTTTATTTCTCGATAAAATTGGTCGTGAGTAATATTGATTTGATCTAATACTTCCTTTGCATTATCAACAATTCCAACTCCTAAAGGACTTTCTAAAGTTTTATTGTTAGCACCTGGCGTTTTGAAATAGACAAAAAGCGGTCTGTCTAATGCATCAAATTTTACCGTTTCAGCTAATTTAGGATATATTTTCGTTAAAGGCACTTGATTACCAATAACATTTTGTTGCTCAGAACGATATAATTCATTTGAAATCACATACTGTCCATCTCGCCATTCGTGAAACTCTAACAGCGTGTAATAAACAGTTTCGTCATTTTCTGTCCTCACTGTACGTGTCGCAATTGCACACTCTGTTATATCATTTGTATTGGATTGTAACGGATAAAACTGATCTGCACGTATCCAGGCAATTTTTATCTTTCCTTCATCATTGACATATGGACGCATAGCAAAGCCACCTAGTGCTATACCTTTTTCAAGGTTGGTTTCAAAAAGATTATAAAAATTATCTCCTTGAAAAATTTCTTCAAGTAATTCATTTGCCTCTTCTAAATCCTCTTCATGACCTTCAGGAGATATTAAGCTGATTTTACACTTTTCATTAAAAATAACACTCGCTAAACGTCTAGCAGCCGTCTTTGTTATATTCAACGGGTAAAAAGGACGAGTTTTCTTTCTTGCTTTTGAATTAATAAACTCAACTGGTTCATATACATTAGAATAGTAACGAATATTTTGATCTATTCGCTTATACTCATCGGCTTCTATTGTAATTTTGGGATGATCAGTAATACTTGCTAATTGTTTCCCATTAATTGCTATTTGCACTGCCTGTCCTCCTCTCTTAAACAATCCTTTTATCTTATTCCATATTTTCATACAATCTCTGACCTCCTCACCATTTCAAATCAATATCTCTTAAATTATCTTTAACAAAATACTGAAATTGGTCGCATGTGTGATCGTTGACCTTTATTACTTTAGGATCATCAGATTCTAGAGTTTCCTCATCCCACCTATAATCTCGATGTTCGTTAATAAATATTTTATTTGCTTCATTGTCCAAATAAAAAAACCTTCCCTGAGCTAGAAGATTTTGAACATAATCAATCATGTCAACTTTTTTTATTTTAGCGACAGGATGCCAACTCTCACCGTAATCTTTATAATACTGATTCTTTAATGCTCCTTCTGCGGAATCTATCGTCAATTTCTCATGGAATTTAGTATATTCTGTTTCACATTTAATAATAAATTCATGTAAATCTCTCGCAAGTTCGTCGGGTGCTTTTTTATTAATTTTTCCTTCTGGAGAATAGTAATAAGTATCTAACAATATTACCCTTTTCTTTTGCGTTATCGCATAACAACTGCAAGTCGTAGCACTAATTTGGTGACCAGAATCTGTTGAAAAATAAAGTCTCAAAATGTAATCATCATCTGGTAATTCATTAAGCGGATGGAAATGAGCCATATTATAAATATTTGTACCTAAACCAATAACTTCGCCGAGATACAACCATTTATAATAATCCTCATCATTATCTCGATAAGTTTGAATTAACTTTAGCTGTTGCGGGTCGGTAAAACCAAGTTCATCATCCAAATAAGTTGAATGATCTATTAGATACTCTTCCAATAAAGAACAACGTTCAACCCACTCGTTTACCCAATCATAAGGCTTTTTAGGTGGGTTCCATGAATAATATATTTTTACATGTTCAACCCATTTAGAACGTTGCCTAATAAAAGTTGCATTTGTTTGATCGAATACTTCTGCGTTTTCAAAGTTCGCAGCTTCTTCATACCACATAGCAATAACATCACCAATAGCATTAGACTTTAACTTTAATGGATCATCTACACCATAAAAATAAAATTTAGAACCAGTTTGCTTATGAATAATTCTTAAAGGAGAAGTTCTAAAAATATATTCATCAGCTATTTTCAGCATTGTGAGCGCCCATTGTATCTGTTGATAAACTGCGTCTCTTAAGTATTTGTGTTGACTCATCATACAAACTATATTTACCTTATGTTTAGCTTGCGTATGTTTTTTCATTTCGGTAGCCAGTTTTAAACTAATTACCGAAGATTTAAAAGAGCCACGACCACCTTTCATCAAAATATAAGGGCATTCTGTGTGCCACATCTTATAAAAATGAGGATTAATCATTTTAGAAATCTTAATCTCCATCCTCTATATCCTCCACCGGAATATCATCTATAATTACCACACTCTCATCAGAAGTTTTATCATCATCAGTTGCCTGCTTATTCTGATTTCTCAAAAGTTGCGTACGTTCTTTTTGTTCAGCTAAATCATATCTGTCTTTATTTGCTCCAGTAAGTTTTATGATTTGACTAATAGCTGAAATATCTCCACTTAAAGCTTCCTTTACGAGCGTCAAAGCTAGCGCAACTTCATAAGTATTTTCAAACCCTAATTTTTTTAGTTTTTGAGAAATTTCATCCTCTGTTACTTCAGATGTCAATATCATATTTAAGGTTTTTCTTAAATCCGCTTTTTTACGCCTAGATTTGCCACTAGCAATTCCACCCTTTTTAGCAATTTCTCTTTGTTCGCTCTTTGTTCGTTTGTTTTGGGGCTTTAAATTTTCTTCATTTGCCATCCATGCGCTCTACCTCTTTCTTTAAATAATAAAAAGCCGTCATTTCTGACAGCTTAAACTTTCACAGGTTATGCTGGAATCGAACCAACGCTAACAGTTTTGGAGACTGTTGTACTACCATTATACGAACAACCTTTAATTGTGCGGTTTTTCTCCAACCACAATAACACTCTCATTATTAAGCGACTAACCCAACAGGCTCTACTTAAAGGAGCAACTCTCTAAGCTCCTGTTGCTTTTAATGTTAGGGCTGAGGCCGAAACTCACCAACTTTCACACGATACAGATTTAATAATAATAAATTGATTTTCTTAATTTAATCGTATGTTTTGTCATTATCTGCGCTTTGCCTTATGCTACTCATACTAGGCGCTTTTCTTATACCAGAATTTCTTCTGTTCACGGCAAATTGGATTGTTTGATTTATTCCAGAGTTTGATTAAGCTATCACACTCACCCTTATCTGGCAAAGTCAACATCCTGTCGGAATGTGCTTACTTCTATCCAACGAAAAGACCTATGCTCTATAATTATGTTATTGTGGCACACCTCCATCTTCACACTAGCTTTTACTAGTCCTGCAACGTTTCGCAACTCACAGGTAACATCTCAAAGAGGCTATCACCTCAACTCTTGTTAGGTACTTTAGGACTTTCGTTCGCCCTTAGGAGGCTCTCGGACAAGTATCACCTTGCTTCAACCGAGATGCACAAACGGAAACTGATGGACTTGAACCACCGCCCACATGATTAACAGTCATGCGCTCTACCAACTGAGCTAAGTTTCCAAATGCTGGTTTTACCGTCCAGCAACGTCAAATCCGCCATTAAATCGGACATTACAGTCAGGTTTTATTCTGGTGCCTGCCACCCCTCGCTACGTAAAGCAGCCACTAACTATGAAGTATATCCAACCGAACGAATTACATTTTGTGTGCTTTCGTTGATAACTTCATGTTACCATTATCGCATTTAAAACAGGCACAAAACGGACACGAAACGGACAAAAAACGGGCACGATTTTAGCCTATTAGTTCAGTCCACAAAGAGTTTCTTAAAAGCCCTTTTAAATTATCGTACTTGCGACGAGCCGTTCTCTCATCAATATACAATCGAGTTGCAATTTGCCACCATTGTTTCTTTTCCCTAAATCTTAGTACAATAATCGTTTTAATTTCTTGACTGACAGTGTTCATTAACTCGTCAAGCGTTTGTTTTTGATCAATCATTTTTTGAAGTTGCGAATCTGACTCAATAATCAAAAGTCTGCGTTCTTGTGGTGATGTATTGCTGCTAGTGCCACTTCCACCCACTCGTTCTTCATGTTTTTCACGAGTAATCCAGCGTTCTCTTGAATTAATTTTAACTTGAAGCATTCCTGTCATATAGTCACTCAATAACATATCTAATCGATCAGCCATTTAAAATCTCCTCCAAAATATGATATAATTAAAGAGAAGTTTACTTGTGTTAAGTCCGTTGCAGCGGACTTTTTTGATATTATTTGACAATATATTTTTGTAGTTGGTATAATATTTTTGGCCAAACATCATTTGCTTTCAAGATTAGACTTTACCGAATCTGGCCAATTCGGTTTTTTTATATTATTTGACTAATAATTTAACCATTTAGTATAATATTCATGGCCAATTTTATCATCTATTTAGTGGGTATTAACGACTACAGTAAGCTCGAGCTTGGCCAGTTCGAGCTTTTTTTGTTTAGAATTGTTCCCAATCGTCTTTTTCTTGATTTGAATCTTTATCGGTACTTTTCTCTATCGTTCTTACCAACATATAAACAAGAATAAATACCCATGATAAAGTTACAAATAACAGTAAAAATTTTATCAGTATCATTTTTGTTTCCCTGATTCGTCCACAATTGTAGAATCCGCACCTTGAACAGTTACAAAGCCATGTTTTAAATGCGCCTCTGCTTCTTTATACTTAACTAGCTCATCAGTAATAGATTCTGAGAGTTTTTTGTTGGCTTCCGCTTGTTTTTGAGCTGCGTACAAATCTGCATCTGCTTTTGTTTTTGCCACATCCGCATCTTTTTTGGCATTTGTAATTGCTGTTTCTGCATCCTTCTTAGCTTTCTCATTGGCTTGTGTCGCAGCAATAATTCCATCAATTGTTTTCTGAGTATCTGAATCGACGTCTGGCACACCAAGCGTCACATCATCAAGAACATATCCTTGACTTGAAAAACGCTCTTTGACATTTTTTAGAACATCGCTTTCTAAAGTTTCGGCTTTACCTGTCAATATATCAAGAATCGAGTGCTTCACATATTCATCTCTAAGTGCATTTTGAGTCTGAGTACGTAACCATCCTTTTTCCATTCCTTCATCAGTCACATTACCAAACTTTTTATAAATCTCTACAATTTTATCTGGATCAACATGATAAGCAAGTTTTACTTCAATATTAACTCGTTTACCATCTGAAGTTGAAACTACAATAGAAGAATCTTCTTTACCTGAAGCATTATAATCAATCTGTTTCATTTTAGTTGGATATTCCAAAATATTGCTAAAGAAAGCCCAATGATAGCCTGCTTTTAATGATTTTTCAGATACAATTTTACCTGTTTTACTAATCTGTACTCCGTTATAACCATTCTCAACTTTTTCAACAGAAGTCAGTGTCACAACAGCACCTACTAAAACCACAGCACCAGCAATAATTGCAGCTTTAATTTGTTTATTATTCATAATTACTATCTCCTTTCGGTTGAGTTTAACGAGTTCCCAGCTCAATAAATTAATAAAATATTATCTTCTTCTGGTAAAGGATAACTTGACAGAAGCCCATATCACCAGTTTTTCACTATCTTCTATCTATAATAATGCAAATATTTATGATAATTGCTAGTAGCGAAAATATAATAGATATACTACTTAGAATCATTTCTCCACCTCAATCCATGTGCTCTTCAAGCCATTTTTTAGTGTAAGTATCTCGCTTAATCTCACTATTAACACTCTTTTGCCTAAACCTCGGTGGTCTGGTAAATTGTGTTGTACCATTCTTAGGAGGAAGAGCTAACATGAAAAATAAAATATACATAATGAATGTTATTCCTACGAAACCTATTATAACTTCAAGCATTTTTCTTCCCCTCGCACGTTCTCTGACTCGTTGTCTGAGCGGTTGGAATCCCATGCGAAGTCATTACATCTCAAACATTTTTTTATATGGTAGTGTTTTGAATCCATTCTCAAATAGCCCCTCCATGTACCTTCGTTCAGTCCACTTATTCCCGAACAGCTTACACAAAAGTTTCATTGGTTGTCCTCCTCATCTTCCCATTCCCATGATTCATATTTTTGCAAGGTGATATTCCACTCACATTTTTCACAACGCAACTCACCATTTTCGTATTTTTCAACTCTGTGTCTATTACATCTTGGGCAATCCATGTTTATATATCCGAGTAGTTCTCCTTTTAGATCAAGATTACTTTTCATTCAATCCCTCCCCACCAGTCATTGACCAGCGATATTAGTTTGTCGGTCATTTTGTTTCTCCTTTTTTAATATTATTTTTTACTGTTGTTTTATTTGAATTTTGATACAATTAAAAGAAAACGGAGATTACTATGAAAAAAAGTATTCGAATCCCAGATCTTGGGGTAAGATCATTCACAGTCCCTAGCACTTGCATCCACTGCCATAAAGATGTGGGTTTTTTAGAAGTGGCTGCTACACCCCCTATCCAGCAAGATGACGGAAATGTAGTAGCTATTACGTTTTTATGTCCCAGTTGTTCAAAGTTTTCTGTATATGAATATGACGATATAGGATTTTATGGCAATTTCCAACTAGTAAACTATACCTATACAAAAGATGTTAAAGTTGATTTACCACAAAATATAAATGAGATATCAAAAGAATTTGTCGATATCTATAAACAAGCAGCAGTTGCGGAAGCTTATGGTCTTACTAATATATGTGGAGTAGCATACAGAAAAGCAGCTGAATTTCTAATAAAAGACTATGTCATTAGAAAATTTCCTGATGAAGAAGATAGTATTAAGGTAAGTGCTCTGGGAAATATAATAAAGAATAAGCTTTCAGATTTCCCAAAAATACAAACACTTGCTACAGCTACAGCTTGGATTGGAAACGACGAGACCCATTATGTAAGAAAACATACCGATAAAGATTTAAAAGATTTAAAAGCATTCCTGCTTGCTGCTACTACTTTTATTGCAGCAGACTACGATACAGATAAAGCCCTTGAACTCGTAAGTTCAAAATAATATATTTGGAAGACAAACTAGTCTTCCTTTTTTATTCCTAAGTTCTCAATTATTAATTGTTGGTTTTTTAAAATCTCAGTAGTACGGTTGAGTAGTTCTTCTATTCCAATCGCTAGTAGTTCATTATTCATTTTCATCCCTCCACCACTTTCACTAAATCTACTCCGAGGGCTTTGCCTGCAAGGTAGGCGAGTGCTAAATTATGATTATCTACGCTCAGGTTTATCCATCCATCAAAATTATAGTAATCCTCATCCGTTGGTAAAAAATCTATGTTAGCAATTACCCAAGAAACATCATCGTTAAAATCAAAATGATTATCGTATATAAAATCGAGCATATCAGCAATGCTTTTCGGAATCGTGAGCTGGGGTTTATTTAATGTAACTGCCTTTAATTCAAAATGTTCTTCACATTCTGGACATTCTAAAATATTATTAACTGAAACACAGTCATTCCATGAATCAAGTTCATAACCACAATTCGGACATTTTTTATTACTCATCGCCGCTCCCTTCAAGTTCCGTTACTGATATTTTTGCCCAATGCTTAGGACAAATGGTAATAATTTCAGGCATTTTAGAATTGGCATCACTTCCACGAATTTCTTCATAAGTTGGTCTGAACGAAATTATTTCTTCGTTGCCTTTTCTAAAATTGTCTAAAAACTGGTAATATCTCTCGATAGGAAAATCTTCAGTTCTGTAAGTAATATCAATGTATGGATTAAAAAGTCTTATTTCAATCATCATCCCCTCCAATCGCTGCGAGTGCATCGAATGCTATTCCATCAATTCCTTCTAAAAACAATGCAGTAGCTGTGCTCAAATCATAAATTTGGTTATGCTCTTCGATATTTGCTCTAATTTCTGTCAGTACCTTTTTGTATCTATCACAGCGTTCTTGGAGTTTTTCAACCGAAAGTTTGTTAGTGCTGACAGAACTGTCAGGGAGACGATTTGATTCTGTAATAGCAGAAACTGCAATTTGAATCGTTTTATTTACCGCTGGATTAATTTCATTAATTTTCATGACTTTGGTTTCAAAGTCAATTACTTCTTCAAGTCCACGCATCAACCGCTCTTTTGCTGTTTCAGTCATTTAACCACCTCGATTCCGATAATCACATAACCGTCAGGCAATTGGTCTGATTTAAAAGCATTTTTCAAAACTTTGATAAAATCATCATAACCATTACTTCTTCCTTCTGATTTAATAATTGGAAGCAGTTTATTTTCAAATGCTGATTTGCCTCCCTCATTTACTTCCGAGGCTGATAAAATACAAGTGATTTTTGTTTTTAATCTGTCTGCATTAACTTTGTCAGTAATTTCAAGGCAACCCCAAGGCCCATCTCCGTCAAGAAGTACCTTATCTTCGGATTCATGATAATAATTTCCATAAGCAAAACATATCAGTTCTAAATCATCTCCAACATTGTAGGCAGAATCACTTTTGATAATCAAAATATTTTTATTTCTCTTCTTAGTGCTGCTAAAAGTTGTCGTATTTACTTTATATTCTTTCATTTCTACGCCTCCCCAGTACTACCAAATCCGCCGATGCGCTCTCCGCTTGCATTATCACTATCAACTAGCCCATACTTTACAAAAACAGCTTGCATGATGCGTTGACCTGCTTCAATAGTAACTGGCTTGTCAGTAATATTAGTAAACATTCCCATGAACTCATTTGGGAAATAATCGTGATCTATTACTCCCAAAGAGTTTGATAACACAATCCCTCGTTTTCTTGGATTAGAGCTACGGTCAATCAGCAGCATTACATCATCTTGTTCCATTTGAACAGCTAAACCAGTATGTACTAGCTTTATTTCTCCTGGTTGAATTGTTACTGTTTCGCTTGCTGCGATATCATAACCAGCAGAGCCTTTTGTCGCTCTTTCTGGTTTAGTAACATTTCCAATTAGTGTTTTAAATTCTCTTGTCATTTTTATCCTTAATCTTTAACCATAATTTTTTGTTTTTACTGCCCCACATTGAGGGCATTTATAATAATCAGTACCGCAACAGCCACAAGGCTCTGGAAAGTCATCAAACCACTTCATATCTAAATTACATTCATCACATTTCATTCTTCATCCTCCACAGGCACAGCAAACTGCCAGTAACGCTCGTCAATTGCCTTGATTTCTTGTTCGGTAAATAAATCTACTTTTTCATTTATTTCTCTCATTTCTTTCAACTCATCTGACCAGCTCCACAAGAAAGTATAATTAAACGGAAGAGTCTTACGAGGATGACGTCTTTTTAGTGTGTGACGTCCTCCAAGTAAACAAACTCGATACAGCTGCGGTTTTTCGACTGTGTAGCCGTCTAGCCATGCACGAAGAATCAAGTTGATATTGTCATCATTTCTTTGAAAGAAAAGCCACTCATTCACTTCGTCTGGCATATTATCGTCATCTAGTAAAGCTAACACATTATTATTTTTTCCTTTTACACATTCAATCCAGCTTCCCACACACTCAGGCACGACTGGCAGGGCTTGCTGTGGTTGCTGTGGTTGCCAGTCTGCGAATACTTCTTTAACTTGGTCAACCTCACAGCACATAGAATTATGGTTTCCGATTACGTCGAATATTTCGACTTTATTATCAAATTCTTCTTCAAACTTAGTCATTTTTCGTGTCTCCGTAATTCCTATCTTCAATATATTTTTTTGTTACTATCTTCTGACCATTTAATATTTCAGAAAGTATTTTATATATAAAATGTGCATTTTCATTATAATCGTTATCTATTGTGATTAATTTATGAATCCTATCCAATAATTTATCTCTCTTATCTTTTTTCATATAAAAACCTCTTTAGTTTCATCTATACACTCCTAACCCTTTTATAATCTCATCGGCGCTCATACTCGCCCAAGGTTCTGGAATCTGTGGGTTTATATTTTTACTTATTCGTCTTATAGACATACACACAATATCTCTTGATTCTAAAAAATATATCCATCGGAAAAAATCTTCACCTTTCTCTGGGTCTAAGAACTTTAATGTTTCGTCAATCTCTGTAAGCCTATCAAACAGCTCACATATTTCTGGATTCATCTTCTTTCTCCTCAAATACTGATTGTAGATACTCATCAGAGTAAAAACCACAAGTTATCGCTTTTTTCAGTTGTTTCCAATTAGAAAACTGACCAATGATTCTGTCGCGATCTCCGCATATATCACAAATTTCTTCAACATTTTCCAAATCATCTTCAGGCGTATCTTCTGGTAAAAGATAAAATTCACCGTCTAGATGATTTTCAATTACCCAATACTTACTCATAACCCGTACTCCATTTTCAATTCACATTCATAACAAATTTGATATTTTTGCTCTGGGATGACATCCTCTTCTGGAATCTCTTTCCCGCATAATTGACAATTCAATTTTAAAACCTCATATTTTGCGTTTTAAGCGCGTTTTTTTATTTTTAATAGTTTTATATTAAAATAATTTTAAACGTTAAATTTGAGCGACTTTCTTAAAAATTTACCGCATTAAATCGGCTTTTTAATGCTCGTTAATTTTGAATCAATGAACAGGTCAAGTGCTCCTTCTATTGTCCAACCGTTCGGCAAGGGGTCATCCGTCCAATCCATAAAATCGAGCAGAAAATCTCTAAGTTCTTGACGAGTCAAGTGATATTCTTCCGCCATCAAATTAAATTTTTCTCTTGGCATAACTCTTATTCTCCGTATTTTTGGTATAGATTTTTCGATGATAAAGAATCCCCTTTAGCAAGTGATAAAGCTCGTTCCACTTCATCGGCTTGTTTTCGTTAAAACCAATACAAAGCTTTTGGTAGGTTTGCTCCATGGCTTCATTAAGCTTTGTACGCTTTGAGATAAACACTTGCTCCTGCCCTTCGCCTTTGTAAATGGCTTTCTTCCTAGCTAGAGTAAGCAATTTATTAGCCGGTATGACTTCGATTGCTACCATTGCTGACCTCCTCAATTTCAATCTCAATACTGTGTTTTGGTCCATAAAATTTACTTGCACAAAGCACAACAATTTGACTGTCGTCTGCATAATAGCCTAACTTAGTCATGTAATCTTGTAAATTTTTTAAAAGATTGTCTAAGTCAGGTCGGGTTGGTTTATATCTACCCCACAGGCTTTTCTTTTGATGCTTGAAGGTAAACACAATATTTAAAATAATTGGCACACCTTTAGCAATCGGAGCTTTAGGGGCATGTTTCTTAAGCAAGCCTTTCAATTCTGGATTACTTGTCCCTCTGCGATTATAGAAAATCATTTTTCCATTTCGCTTAGTCACCCCTTTTTGTTGTTGAGTCGTGGGCATTTTGAACGGATAGAGCGTGATTTTCATTTTTCTTCTCCATTTTCAATTTAAATTTCACTACTCTTCAGCTACTTTTGAAACATTATTTTTGTTGCTTCTTCATTGCTGATTTGCTTAACCGATGCAATAAAGGTCACTGGGTTCATCACAATTTCTTTTTCATGCGCCCATTTGACATATCTTACAAACTGCTTGTAAGTCACTCCTGGCACAAAACTCAAATAGTATTCCGCAAGTTCTTCATCAAATGCACCATCAGGAATCTTCCAAGCCATTGATAAATGCCTCCACTTCTTCATCAGTCAGATATTTCCTGTCTTTACTACTTTGAGGTTTTGACCATTCTGGAATTCCATTGACTGCACGTTTACTCTTTAGTGGAGTTTGATTCAAATAGCTATCGAACTTATTAGAGAATAACGTCTTTGGCTGTAAATAATTTTCTGCTGGAACACCATCAAAGTTTTTTCCAGCCCAATTAACTGCCATGTTATCAATCACTGTTTTAAAATCTTCAAGCTTATAGCCTTCATTCCATCTTGCTCGAATTAATTTTTTATTCGCCTCAACATTTCTGAAATTTCGCTTTGTTTTTTCATTCAAATAATCAATAATTTTCAAATAAGGAATTTCACGGTCAGATTTATCTGACATATTATTATTATTTGATCTATTAATTGATATATTATCTTTTGGTTTTTTCACAATACCCTTATTAGATATTTCCAAAGGGGGCTTTGGTTTTTTCACAATACCCCCTTTAGTTAAATCTAAATAGGGGTAAATAAATCTTCTTTTTATTTCCTTCCCTTCGTATTCATATTCCATTCGGATGTACCCCTTCTCTTGGAGTTTTTTTAAAGTTATTGAAATTGTCCAGGAGGTTTTACCATACCTTTTTGCTAAATATGAATTAGTTGGAAAAATACTTCCATAAGAATTAGCCATTGTATAAACTTCACCAAATAGAAGCTTTTCAAAATCATTTAAATCAGTGGCTTCAATTATTGAGGCAGGAATTTGGTTAAAAAATAAAGTGCTTTGTTCCATAACCTCACTCCTCGCTGATTAAAACTAACTCGCCATCCTTGATGTTGAACTTGTAAGAATCAATATTTTTCGTTATATATTCTTCTGTATTGCCCTTCTTCATCGAAATTTTTACCTCAGTATGAAGAGGAAAATTTGATAATAAGCCTACTATTTCATTTATTTTCATTAACTTCCCTACTCTCCAAACAGGCTATATCGTACGACTCGTACCGTATCGCCATATCTATTTTTTACCTTTATTGGCTCTTTAAGAAAAAGATAACCTTCACGTTCAAGCTCCACAATCCTTGCGGATAATTCAAAAGCTCCGATTTCATTGGCGGCTTGTAAACGTGTGATAGAACCCTTTTCTTTAATGAATTGTAAAATTCGCTCTGATTGACTTATTTTAGGCATTTCATCACCTCTTTTAATCAATTTCATTAAACAGCTCAGCTGCTGTATCGTAATCACAATCATATTTTTCCATGATTTGTTTTATTAAATAATCATCATAAATCATGTCAACTCCTACCGCAAAAGCGGTGAGCAGTTTAATGCTTACTCAGGCTTAACTAAATACGAAACCTAACTGCTAAGTCGTTGCTTATAAGCTAGATTCTAGCCACATAAGTTTTACGAGGATTGCGGCATTGCTCGTTTGATTTAAAGTAACGGTAATTCTTCAGCAAGTGGATCTTCATTATCTTCTGATACATCTGTTTGTTCCTCATCATTCTGAGTTTCTGTTTCAGCCAAGTCCGTTTGCTTGTGACTTTCCTCTAGCGTAGATTTATCTTGCGTTTTATTGACTTCTTCAAGTATAAAATCCGCATCCAATACTTCCGCTTCTTTAATTACAGTCTCCGCTTCATTGTTATCAATTGCTGCAGCAACCGTAGGTTCTGCATAAGATTTAACAATAGGTTTGAGCAACGCTTTAATAACCGTTCGCTTACACATTTCTTCTGGAAAATCCTCTTGATTTTTGTTAAAAGCTGTTAACTTTCCTTTTTCGATTTTGCTTGTATCGGCAACTTTCACCGTCCAAGTTTTACCGTAATTATTGTGACGTTGTTCTTCAACAAAATTTTTGTCTAAACTATTCGTTTTAGCCCAAGATTTACTAATCTGATAAGCTGACATATAATGGGCGATTTCTTCATCTCGGATTCTTACTTTCGCATAAGCACCGATAATGTCATTATCAATGGCTTCAAAAGATTTTTCGTGTTCCAACGTTCGTCCTTTAAAAACAACTGTCTCTCCTTGACGAACAACCTCTGCAAAAACACTTCCTCTTTCAATTTCAGAAATATCGTAAGCCAGTTTTTCGTAACCAAAATAGGATTCCATAAGCATTACTTCCCCTTTTTTGTTTGGGATAACATATAACTGGTCTTTTCGAGGGTCTAGTCCTTTACTTGCAATTTTAATAAGCGTTTCAACAATAACTTCTTTTGAGATTGTATATTCGCTCTTCGCTATTGTTAAAGCAGTGTATCCAAGTGCTCCTTCAGCATCAAAATTTTTAGGAATATTTACGCCCATCGTAACTTGACGCTTCAGAGTGTTAAGTGCTGCTTTTTGATATTTTTCTGCTTCTGTTACTTGAATCTCATTTGTCATTTTAGTAGTCCTTTAATTTGTTTGATAAGTTTTATTACTGATTTTCCAGTGTACTCTGTATTTGAGTCGATTAAATTTTCAAGTTTTGTTAAACGAGTTAGAACTTCTTGAGTTTTTTCAGCCTGTGTTTTTTGAATATTATTAACAGCTTGAGCTTTTGCATTTGCTCTAATTCTTTCTTTTTCTAATTCTTTCTGAATAGCTCGTGTATCATTATTTTCTAAGCGCTGAACATCTTGTTCACGTTGGCGAAGTTCTTGCTCTTTTCTTTCAAGTTCTTTTTGTTTATCTCTCTCAGCAATTCGTGCTGCTTCAAGTAAACGCTCTTTTTCTAAATTAGCCTGCGCTTCTCTTCCAGCATTGTCGATTTTATCTTGAACTGATTTTTTTAACTCTCCTTTACTAGTCAAAGCATCCACACTAGTAAATCTTCCTGTAGTTAAGACAAATTTAGTTCCTGAAAGACCATAGACTACGTTGGCTTCATTTACTGCCAAATCAACTATTTTATACCCTGCTCTTCTTCTTCGATCATCGAAGTCATTGTTCATTTGGGTAATTCTCTTTACAATTTCAGCAAGTTTAGAACGTGCTTCCCAAACTTGAGGGTTCCTATCTCTAAAAACTTGAATCATTTCATCAATTTGCTTCTTTTCTGCTAAATCAATTTCATTTATAGTTGCAGAGATTTCTTTTTTATAGTTATTTAAAAAAGTTTTATCATCCTTACTGTTTACAACATCAGGAATCTTGCTTTCAACTTCTTTAAGGAAAGAAAATAACTCGTCATTTTGTAAAATTCCCCCCTCAAAAACTACTGGTACTGCCATTTGTTATTTTCCATTTCTATTTTTTTCTCTTGTATTTAACGATTGGTTCTGCGAGGTCAAACCAATAAAGATTGTCATTTTCCTGATGCAAAGCAAAATTTGCGGAATAAAAATCTGTACCAATATACTTTGTAAGTGGTATCGCTCTTACAACTGATTTTGCATGAGAAGTCAAAGCACTTTGCTTTTCCCTAATTGAAAATGAATTCCCATAAGGCTTAAGACTAAATTCAAGTCCTACTTTGCTTCCATCCACTGCTGCGCGAAAATACTCTTTATTTTTGGCCTCTACGCAATAAAAATAAAGTTCACCATTTTTACAAATATGTATAGTGGGAGTAGTAATAATTCTTCCTCCACCTCGTTTTAAAATTTTAGTAAAATCAAAGTTCATAAAGTTCTCCATTTCTTTTTTTATAAAAACGTGATATAATCTAATTGTTTATTTTAGAGACATCACGTCTTGGCTCGCATTACCGTGCGAGCTTTTTTTAGTATTCCCCATAACGAATACCGCCGATTTCTGAAATTACAACACGTCGAGCTATTCTTCTACGTTCGTAACTACTTGGTTCAAGCTGTTTACGAGATTTACGTTGCTCTCGAGTTTCTCTTGCTTTTAGAAAAGCAACTTCTTTTTTAGTTGTTGCTAACTCGTACTTTGTGTCAGCAAGCTCTTTTTCTAATTCACGAATGCGTTGAGATTTAAACCAACCATTTTCTTCTTCAATATAAAGACGGTCGAGTTCTTTTTTTGTTACGGCGACTATCCCATCGCCCATTTTTAATATTTTTGTCATCGTTTTCTTTCTAAATTTATTTTTACTTTTCTCCTTGCTATAATATTTACGAGCGGTTATTTGCGGTAATCGCTTAGTATTATGGAAAGGAGGTAACTTGATTTGAAGTATTGTTTTAATAAAAACACTGATAATCACGGTTTCCATGAAGTTCATAAAATGATCTGCAGTTATCTTCCAGCTCCAAAAGACCAAGTGAATTTGGGTGAGTGTGCTAGTGATGCTACAGCAATTTTTATTGCACGCCTCAAATACCCAGGTTGGGCATTTGACGGTTGTGGGCATTGTATGCCTGGAAACAGTCGAGGTTAATTATCACATTTAGAAGCGGTTTATTCTGCTTCTTTTCTTATTGTTCGTTTAAAATTTTCAATTGCATTTTCACTAATAACTTCTGCTAGATGGTTCTGATAAGATTTGATAGTAGCTTCTAACCCTGTTATTTCACGAGTCATAAGCATCACTTGTTCCTTTAACTCTTGATAAGTTGGCTCTTCTTGTTTTTGTCCGTTAATTACTAATGTATCTTTTGAATTCATATATACCTCTTTTCTAGCGGAGTACTGCATTTAATTTCTTAGCAATGAGCTTGAGCGCTCGAATATTTTGCGTAACAACATCTTTGATTAAATCAAACAAGATTTCGCCCGTTTCTGGGTCAACAATATAGGTGTAGGTCATCTCTTCCTCTTTTTCTCTATCAGTTGCCAATTATCCGCAATCCATTTAACGATTGGGTCCCGCGGAAAAGCTTCCTCAACATCTCCATTTTTAACAACTGGAAAATTAGGTGCATAGCGATAATATTTATCAAAAGTGTTACCACTTACTCCAATAAATTCTGCAGCTAATTCTCGAGTCATAATTGGTGGATAATCAGTGTCATTTTTTACATTTTTTCTTTGCATGAACTAGCTCCTTTCTATTGTTTTGTGTGTTTTAAACACAATCAAGGATAAAAATTAATATTTTTGTATGGCACACAAAAATACTTTTCGATTTTTTCCAAGTCTGGAATATCAGGAAATGTTTTCCCAGATTCCCAATTCATCCAAGTATTCTTATGAATACCTAGTTCTTTAGCCATATCTTCCTGAGTTAAGCTTTTATTAACACGTAGGGCAGCCAAAGTCAATTTAAAATCTTCAGGCATCGTTGTTCTCCTTTCCAATTTCGATAAGTTTATTTTACTGTGTTTTTAACACAATGTCAAGTACAAAACACAAAAAAACGCAATTTTTTTAATTTTTATTTGTGTTTTTTGTGTTTTTAGTATAAAATAATCTTAAAATCATTATATAAGGAAAATTTTATGAGCGGACATTTAGGAAATAAAGAAGTCATGGCTGAAAATCTAAAGCGGTACATGAATATGTATGGCTTAGATAGAAAAGATATAGCAGAAATAGCTGGTGTAAGTTATTTTACTGTTAGAGATTGGCTAGTTGCTAGAACATATCCTCGTATCGATAAAATAGAAATACTGGCAAACCATTGGAATATTTCTAAAGCCGATTTAGTTGAACCTGAAAGTGAACGCCCAAAACCACCGACCCCTATAATAGAAGAAATAACTAAAATTAGTTCTCAACTTGAAGAGCCTCGACAAAAGCTTGTCCTTGATACTGCTAATTCACAGCTGGAAGAACAAAAAGAAGAACAGAAGAAAAAGCAAGTCATCTCATTGCCAAATGATGATACTTCTCCTCTAACTGAAGAGGAACTACAAGAAGCTGTCGATCAAGCCGTTGCATTCGATGGAAAACCTTTTGACGACAGAGAAAAAGAAATTGTTAAGCAGTTGCTACGTCAAGCTTGGGAGGAAAAACACGGACAGGGGTAATATTTTGGAACTTTCGGATGATATATCTTTAGAAATTGAAGCTACAATTATATATTTCGATAAAGAGGAATATAAATTTTTACGAGATGGGATGAAAGTAACTAGTCGTGGCCAAAATTTTATCTTTATTGAAATTACTAATAGCAGCAAACAAACAGGAAATATTCTTTTACATGAACAAGGACATTGCTATTATGGTCACACTCATTTAAGTTGTCATTCTTGGGGATGGTCAAACAAACAAGAGCATGAAGCAAATATGTACATGATTGAGCAACGTGCTGAAGAATGGCTTTCTGATTATGACTGGCTTCCAACTTCCGTTGATATTGAAGCTTTTCTTAAGCATTTTGAATTAGAGCATAAACATTATAATGATGCATACAACATATTTAAAAGAATACTAACTCAAGATGATATAGCTCTCTAATTACACAACTGAATACTTTTATATTTTGGCGGCAACTTTTGCTATCTTATAAAAAAACTGACTTTCTGTGAAGTTTAAAACAAAAGCGCCATGTGAACTGGTGCTTTTTATTATTTTATCGAGGTTAAACTAATGGATTTTTACGAATTTAAAACTTATCTAGAAGAAAACTGTAGAGCAAAACAAATATTCTTTTCAAAAATGACAACTTACATTCAAAGACAAGTTGCTTCTCCTGAAAATAAAGTTTATCTTAATAAGTCTTAAATTGAAAGTGAAGTAAAAAGAGCTTGGAATACTGCAGTTCAAAATGTTTACGATACAGTAAAGTCTAAAGTGAAAACTAGAAAAACTGATGCACCGATCGTAAAAAGAGAAAAATGGATTGCTCAATTATCAGAGCTAGAAACTTTGGATAATTTCACCGAAGAACTCGATAATATAGAAATAGACTAATTTGACAACTTCGAAATTTGTGTTATAATTTAGTTAATGAATTGTACACAAATACCCAAGTTGTTCGCGCGACTTGGGTATTTTTTTTCACTTATTTTTAAGTGTTATATTGACAAAAATCTAGGGTATGATATAATTATTTTAACAGTAAGTTGTTCACTTTGAACGCAAATACCCTAGTAGCTGGAACTACTAGGGTATTTTTTTCGCTTATTAAGCGTTGCGGGACAATCTTTGCCTAGAAAAACCTTTCACTAACCTCTGCGATTGTACCAACGAGCAAAGATAGTGACAATTACTCCTGAAATTACAGAAGCAATTATTGCTGTCAGTAAGTTATTCACTTTTGTCACCTCCTCTCTAGGCAAGGAGATGCCAAAAAATATTATAGCATAAAATAAATATCAAATCTAAACACATTACGAGCAATGTCTTGATCCTCGTTAAAAGCTAGGTCAGGAGAATATTTTATGAAAAAAATTTTAATTACAATAATGGGCTTGTTATTGATTTTAAGTCTATTTTCATTTAGTGATATCGCTAGCGCAAAAACTAAAAAAAGCATAAAAAAGAAAAGTTTCACTGTACATAATGTTTATAAGGTATACTACTCGAAGGTAGATTCAAAAACAACTGGAGTAATTACTGAAACTGGTCCAGATGTAGCAAGATTTATTAGAGTAGGATATAGTGCAAAAGTTGATACACTGAAAAACGCAGAGAAAGCTAAAAAGAATGCTAAGTTATTTTTAAATAATATAGTTAAGAATATTAAACCTCCTAAAAATGAGGATGATGTAATAATCATTCAATATGGCGAGGGAGAAGGTTTGGATAGAAGTAAAAATTTCCAAATGTTTTTTAATATATTATTGAATAAAAACAGCTACAATATTTTGAAGGAAAACAAGGGCGACTTTACAAAATTAGATAAGCAAGATTACTCAAATAATGGGTACTAAAAATTAAAAAATCCGCCCAAACTTTGGCGAGTCGAGGACGGATTTAAAACTATGTGGTACAAAAAATTCATCAATAGTGATGAGCTTTTCATGTACTCAATTTTAACAAGAAATGGAGTGAAAATCAAATCATGGCAAATTTTAGAAAACGTGGTAAAACATGGCAATTTAGAATTTCCTATAAAGATGTAGATGGTAAATATAAAAAATTAGAAAAAGGCGGTTATAAAACAAAAAAAGAAGCCGAAGCTGCTGCCGATGAAGCAAAAAAACAATTAAATAATCATTCAGAATTTGATAGCAATATAACCCTTTATGACTTTTTTGAACGTTGGGCTAAAGTATATAAAAAACCACACATCACAGAAGCCACTTGGAGGACATATAAGCGTACTTTAAATCTTATTGATAAATATATCAAGGATAAACCAATCGCTGAAATAACCCCAACTTTTTTCCAGTCTGTGCTAAATCAAATGAGTTTACTCTATCGTCAAGAATCTCTGGATAAATTTTACTTCCAAATAAAATCCGCCATGAAAATTGCTGTTCACGAAAAAATTATTAGCGAAAATTTCGCAGACTTTACAAAAGCAAAATCAAAATTAGCAGCTCGTCCAGTTGAAGAAAAATATTTACATGCTGATGAATATTTAAAATTAGTAACCATTGCCGAAGAAAAAATGGAGTATACAAGTTACTTTGCTTGCTACCTAACTGCAGTAACTGGAATGAGATTTGCAGAACTCTTAGGACTCACTTGGGACTACATAGACTTTAGTAAAAAAGAAATTTCAATCCAAAGAACTTGGGACTATAGTATAATGAATGACTTCGCTGATACTAAAAACGAAAGTTCCAAACGAAAAATTCCTATATCTCCTAAAACAATCAAATTACTAAAAAAATACAAAAAAGAATATTGGCATCAAAACAAATATAATCGAGTAATCTATAACCTAAGCAACAACGGATTAAATAAAACCATTAAAGTAATAGCTGGTAGAAAAATCCATCCACATTCTTTAAGACACTCTTTTGCATCATATTTAATTTATAAAGGGGTAGATTTACTAACAGTTTCAAAATTATTAGGGCATGAAAATTTAAATGTCACTCTAAAAGTTTATGCACATCAGTTAAAAGAAATGGAACAGGAAAACAATGATGTTATTCGTGGAATTTTTGATAAACTTTGA